AGATGAAGGTCTTCTCCGGTGACATGGTAACAGCAATAAATCCTTCTCTCGATCTCATGGACTCTAGATATTTTATGCCGAAATTTTATGCTGTGCGGGGGGTCTCATTTCATCATAGTCGAGTAATTGATTTCACATACGTTGAGCCTACGGAGTACGATAAAGCAATGTATCAATACGGGGGAATCAGTGAATTCGAATTTATATATAGTCAGCTTATAAATGATAGCATTGTCGAAAGAGCCACGCCGACGATATTGGAAAAGAACTCGACGCTTTTTTATAAAGTCGCAGGGCTTAAAGACGCCATGATGTCAAAGACGGACTCTCATATAAAAGAATATTTCAGCAGAGTGGAAACGGCGCGGTCTATATATGGGGCAGGGTTGCTCGATGCGGAAGATGACGCTTTCACAGTAAACCAGACTCTTACGAATCTTGCCGACGCTGATGGTATCACACTAAGACGACTAGCAATGGTAACAGGAATCCCCATGGCTGTTCTCGTCGGCGAGAACGTTAAAGGTCTAAACAGCTCTGGTGATAATGAGATGAGAATCTTCCAAGACACTATCGAAGTTATGCAGGAGGATTATTTAAAAGAGCCGATCAATCAGCTATTTTCAAAGCTAGGACTTGACGTCGTAGAGTTCAAGCTTAACCAGGGTCGGACACCGGAGGAGCGTATCGAGTTTGAGACAAAGGTAATACTAAACGCAAAATCCCTTTGGGAGCTTGGAGAGGATCATACAAAGTATCTTGAGGAAAACGCCGTCGTTGTAAAAGATAAGTTTGACTCATTTTTCCCTGAAGTTAAGGACGAAGAGGAAGAACCTGTCGATACCGTTGTTAAAGCATTAATTGGTGAAGAAGATGCCTAAAAACATAAAAACACCTTCCCCATTAAGATCAGTAGAAAGAGAGTTTTCATCGGAAATGGTGAAAATGGTCGATCAGATTTCAAAGCGTTTCAAGAATCAAGTCTTTGATGAAATGAGTAAAGTAACGGTAGAAAAGTTCTCCGACGCACAGGTTGGAAACTTCGCTGTCGTCTTCTTAAAGCTCGTTAATCGCGTAAAACGAAAGCTCTTTCGTCAGTACAGCGATGATAGGATCGAAAGCCTCGTTGAACAAACTACAGGAAAGATTAACAGGCGCAACCAGAAAGTGCTCTACGATGCCGTCGAGAAAGAAATCGGTATTGATACGCGAGTTCTGATAAAAGAAGAAGGTCTCAAGTCTACGATAAACGCTTTTAGAATAGAAACAGAAGTTTGGGTTCAAAGGCTACGCAATAAAACCCTTGAGGACTTCACGGCGAACAGTTTGCGCGTAATGTCCGAAGGCGGTTCGTTAAGCGATGTCTTGACAGAATTCAACGAAATAGTAGATAAGAGTAAAAATAATGCTAATATGATGGCACGCACTCAGACTAGTACATTCAACAGCTTATTGACGAAAGTACGGGCGCAAAAGTTAGGCATTACGAAAGCAATCTGGTCGACTGCATCAGATGAACGTGTGAGACCATCACACGCTGCAAGAGATGGAAAAGAGTTCGATCTTTCAGAGGGCTTGTATTCAAGCGTCGATGGAAAGACATTGTTGCCGGGAATTGACTTTCAATGCAGATGCGATTATTCGCTAATCATTGATGAAAACGAATAAAAAGGAGTATTTGATATGAGATGGCTTACACAGCTAGGGTGGCAGACACCCATTACAGGTCGCAGAATAAAAGAAGATGGTTCGTATGTAAATATTGCAGACTTACTTGTTGAAAAACTTGGAGATGAAACGCCCGATGACACCGAAGCCGTGATTTTCTCAACGGGTAACGGAATAACACTTCGAGACGTAACATCATCTAGCTTGCCAATTTTATCTATTAGAGTTAAGTCGACAGACAAAACTATAATTCCAATAGGAACAGATATCTTTGCCGCAGGAAATTCTTTATATGAAGTCTATATCAACGCAACGCTAACAGGCGCATCGTGGGTATCTGCTGATAGTTCAAGCGATGTAGAGTATGACGTTTCAGCAACAGCAGTAACAGGAGGAACGAAGATCGCCTCTGGTTTTGTTGTTTCTTCTGGAAGCGAATCAAGTTTGCTAGCGAAAGAAGAAATAATGGGAAGGCTAGGTCTTGAATATAATAACGTGACAAACGTCGGAGATATTCTAACAATAAAGCTAACTCCTTTTGCAGGAACTGTCCCATCGCTTGCAACAGTTCAATGGAGAGAGAGCGATCTGACTTAAAAGAAACTATTTGACGCCTTATATAATATAAGATACCATAAATTTTTAATACTTAAGTTCAGGTTTGTCAATGACAATGCTCTCCAAAAGATTTTCTGACATCGCAATATACAGCCCATCGACTAAAACGGTTAGAAGCGTTCGCGATGGTGTCATTGAATATTTAGGTTCAGAGCTTTCAATCGAGCCTTTTGACAAGGTTTTCACCGTATACCGTTCTCCCGCTACAATTTCAAACGTCGCTATGTCGATGAATGGTATACCTCTTACCGACGAACATATCGATCTCGATACTCCAGCTCCTGACACTGGAAGCCGGGTTGAGGCTTCTTCGATGGTTGATTTCGTCGATGATTGCACAAAGACACGCGTCGCAATTAAAAATAGTTTATATCTTACTGATGAATACGTCGAGAGATTGCAGAATAAAACGCAATTATCACTCGGGTACTTCGGTGATTTAATTGAACATAACGAGTTCGATTTTGAACAAGTAAACCTTGTACCTCACCACCTCGCCGCAGTATATGCAGGTCGTTGCGGGGAGCTGTGCAGTTTTTTAGATAGAAAAATGATAAAAAAAGAGGAAAAAGAAATGGAAATCCACAAAGTTTTCAAAGACGAAGAAGGTCAGGTTAATCTTGAGCAAGTCGTCGATATTGCAATGTCACTACCTGACGCAATAAAAACTCTATCTCTTGACGAACTTCAAAAGATTATGCCTGCACTGCAAGAAATTGTAGCCATGGCACAAACTAATTCAACAGAAGAAAATATCGCTGTTGAAGATGAAGAAATTGTCGAAGGTGAAGAAAAGAAAGATATTCCCGTCGAAGATGAAGAAATGAACGAAGAAAAAAAAGACGAAGAAGAAAAGCCTAAGTTTTCTGATGCTGATTTCAAAGATGCTTTAATCAAGCAATCGAAAGAGTTCGCCGATAAAGCTGTAAAGGTATATTCCGAAGTAGTCGACAAAGCTCGAAATTTTCTTGATGAAGATTACGATTTTAAGGGAAAGACATCTGATGACATCATGAAAGATGCTTTGTCTACAGAATCAACAAGTAAATTCAGCGATGCTGAACTTCCTTTAGCATTTAAGCTGCTAAAAAAAACCGCTGAATATAAAAAGTTCGGCGACCACAAAACCGCTCATCCTCTCGATGAGATAGCAAACAAGGAGCTATAAAAATGGCATTTACTGAAGCTTATTCAAGTGACATTGCTAACGTCGGAGCGGGTGAACGCTACGGTGCTGGTAACGTCGAACTAAACACAACAGTTTTTGAAGACGGGATCGTAGTCGGTCGTTTTGCAAAACTAGAAACAGGAAGTATCGACAAGCTCGATGGTTCTGCTACTCCAACTATTGCCGGTGTCGTTATCCGTAACGTCGCAAGCGATCTTGAAGATGGCGATACAGTAGATTCAGATATCTACAGCCAAATAGATTATGTTCACTCAGGTCTTGTCACAGTCGCAGTTAAGACAGGCGAAACACCTACTCTCCTTGAGCGTGTTTATGTTTCTAACGACGGCGGCGCAAACGATGGTCTTGCTACAGCAACAAACACCGACGTTGCAGTCAACGCAGAATTTATTAAAGAGATGAAAACTGACGTGTGGTTGATTTACATAACTCCTCCTCCAGGAGATATCGCAACACACATCGGCGACGCTACAGGCGCACACGCGGCATCAGCAATAAGCGTTCTTGATACTGGTGGTTTCACTGCTGAAATCGAAGTCGAAGCGGCTCTTGCCGAGCTTTATCCTAAAGCTCCAGTAGCTATCGCTGACCCTAGCGATGCGGGCGTAATACCTGTCACTCGTTCGGCAACAATGGCTTTGACATCAACAGGCGTTGTTGACACAAGAAGTCTTGCTATACCTTCTCTTGCAGGTACATCACTACTACTAAGCTTTGATGTAGATGCGGGCGACCTTGCGGTTACTTGTGCAGGCGGAATAAATGTTGCGGGTAATACTGTTATGACATTCGACACAGCAGGGCAGTATATTAAACTTGAAGCCGCTACAGTAGCAGGCGCTCTTGTATGGCGTGTAATCGCTAACGATGGCGTAGTTTTATCATAATAATCAAAAGGAGATTAAAAAAATGAAAATCGGACAATTATACAACCTCGAATCATTTAAGTCTTTTCTTGATTCTGGGAGCAATAAAGGATTCAAAGACGCCGCCGCAGGTGTCGTTCTTGATAGATATTTAACAGCAGTCGATCCTAAAGTTTTTGAAAAACTCTATCCAGAGCTTGCTTTCATGAACTCAGGTATCATGGTTGACAATTCTGGTGGATATGCTCGTCGTATTCAGTCTTTAAGGATCAGAGATCAAGGAGCTTTTTCAACTGCTGGCGATGCTTCTGCTAATAAGGGCAAGATCAGTCTTTCTGGCGAAGATTCCTACATGAAGGTTGTAGTTCGCGAAGCGTTCTCAACTTGGAATGATGATGAGATCAACGAAGCCGACCTTGGCAACATAAATCTTGTCAGTCGTTATATCGAAGCTACTAACAAGATTTATCAGCGCGAAGTCGACACAGTCGGTTTCATCGGTATTCCTGATCTTTCAGGCGATACAGGGCTTTTAAACTATGCAGGTTTCACCTCTGGAGCGGCTAGTAATATAATAGCAAACCTTACAGCTCAAGAGTCGTATGACGAAATAGCAGAATTGATCGTAGCTCAATGGTCGGCAGTAAATAACACTCCTGGATACATGGCTGACAACGTTATACTTCCGGTGTCTGTTATGAATACCATGAGTTCAACAATGATGAATACTGCGGCAGGAAATAAGAGCGTAATGAATGCACTAAGAGAGAACTTCTCTTCTATTACATTCTCCGCAACGTTCCGCGCAGAAAGCATAAGTGCCGCTACGGTAACGATTGCCTTTAGTTCAAACGAAGAAGTCATGAAAATGAGAATTCCAGTACCTTTAACAGTAGGCGAGATTGTTAAGAACACAAGCTTTGACTATCGCGTTGATAGCAAGTATCGTATCGCGGGTCTTGATATCCTCGAAGATTCAGGTGGACGAATCCTCACAGGACTTTAATAATGAAAGAGAATAGTACACAGCATCAGACTCTTTCACAGCTTCAATCGTTAGCAATAGCGGAAGGGCTTAAGATCGACAAGCGATGGAACAAAAAGACTATTCTCAAAAAACTTGGCTTGGCAGGGATAAAACCCTGTCTTGCCGAGCTTTTTCCTGCCCTGGAGATAGAAGAAGAGATCACAGAGGTCGTAGAAGATATCAACACTCCCACAATTCCAGAGGCTATCGAAGTATTGCCTGTGCGGATTACAATTAAAAACATATCGATAAACAGATATGAAATTTCTGGTTTTTCAATAGACTCTAAACAAACGCTTGAAATTCCAACCGAAAAGATCAAAGACGTTAAATTCATGAAACGTATCAATCATCATATAGAGATTAAAAAATTCAAACTCGTGAAATAGCATGACTGTAATAGAAGATTTCAAAGCACGTTTTCCAGAAATCTCTACATCCGATGTCGATACATATCTTCCTGCTCTAATTGAAATTTACCAATATTATTATGGCGGAGAGTATACAGACGAAGGCGTCGAGATCATCTTAAACCTGCTCGCACACCTTCTTATACAGCAAACGTCATCAGGAACTAGCTCAACAAAAGAAGAGTCATCGAAGGGAGTGGGAAGTGTCTCAATAAGCTATTCAAACGCATCTCCAACATCGAGCAGTAGCGCGGCGTGGTACAGATCAACACGCTACGGTGTCGCATACCTGACTTTGACAGCTAGATTTCAAGGAGCATATTTTGTGTGAAACCAGAAGCCTTTCTCAAAAAAACTAGTGCTTACCTACGAAATCTTGAAGACGCAAAACGTTTATCTGTCGCTGTTGGCTTGCCTCTTGAAAAGGTCGGCGGTGAAGCTTACGAAGACGGAATATCGATAATAGAGGTAGGGGCATCGCATGAATACGGCGCAGGCGTTCCGATGCGATCTTTTCTTCGTATGCCATTCGACGTAGAAAGAAAAAAGATGACAGGAACTATAGAATCACAGTTCAAAAAGGTTCTCATTGATGGAAAGAGCGCGAGATCAGCACTTGGGATCATCGGTGTTCAAGCTCGAAACGTTGTGATCGATGCTTTTAAAACTGGCGGGTTCGGTCAGTGGAAAGATATTACGCAGACGACAAAGGATTTGAAAGGTTCTTCTAAAATATTGATAGACACAGGCATTCTTCGAAATGCGATAACGTGGGTGGTGAGATAATGTTACCAGATATGTCAGACGTTTTACGATCCTGGGAAAGAACGATCATCGTGAAAACAACAACACGGGCAACAACGAATTTCGTCGAAACTGATACGGTTGTGTTTAGGGATCAGCTTATCGTCGTTCAAGTTGCAGAGAAAGAAGCGCTTAACTCAGTAACGATAAACTGGGCATTACAATACCTTCAATTACACACCAGAGAAGCCCTCGAATTGGAAGAGCTTGTACAATTCGATGGAAAGGACTATAAAGTTATTCAGGGTGGAGATTGGAATGGTTATGGGTATATAGAGTGTATCGCCGAAGAAACTGGACGTCCTTTAGTAACTGAAACGGTAGTGCCATAATATGAATGAAGGCTTGAGAAAAACAGCAATGTTCGTTCGTGATCTTCTCGGATATACCGACGAAAGTCTTATTCGAATAGGTCGTCTTAACTTTACCCTCGACGGTTTTGAGAAGGATTATATCGGTATCGATAGCGTCATATCAGCGAAGCGGCTCGGTAGCGGTCAATACTTCGATGCGACAAACGAGATAATGGAGTATCAAGAACAATGGATGCTTCCGGTAATAATTTCGTTTTACGGTGATTTAGCTTCGACGACGGCGAGCAAGTTTTCTCTTTATCTCCAATCACAATCATCAATCGAATTACAAAAGACTCTCGGAATCGCAGTACATAAATCTTCTGGTCTTACCGACATTAAAATTTTAACTGGTCAGAAGTATAACAATCGTATAGAATCAACAATTAACGTACAGTATAGTATCTCAGCAAATATCGACACTTTACGGATAGATACAGCAGAGACAACATTAATCATAGATAATTAAGGAGCTAGTCAATGAGCGCAAATATCAGTAATGTCATCAATGTTTCTCTTTCCGCTGACGGTGAAATAGCAGACAGAGATCAAATGAACGTCGTAGCAATTATGACATCTCAGCAAGACGGAACAATTTCGACAGCTAATCGCTATGAAAGATATATCGACGCCGCAAGCGTAGCCTCAGACTTCGGTTCTGATAGCGCGATGAGTTTATATGCAGCGAGCTTTTTTGCAACACAGCCGAACTCTATTAACGCAGGTGGAGCACTGGTCGCAGGATATTGGAGGGGCGCAGAAGAAACAGTCGCTGCAACATCAGCAATACTAACAGGAGCGCAGATATCAGAAGCAACTCTCGTAAGTCAATTGCAGGAAATTGAAGATGGCTCTTTAAGCATCGATATCAACGGAGCTACC